CCCAGATGGCTTGACGCCTCATAACGGCGCTGTTTGATCGGCTGGCCCGTGTGATCCAGCAAGCCGGCATGACGCGGAGTCAGTCTGACCACGTTGCTCATAGCCCGTTACTCGCTGTCGGAAACCAGGCGCGGCCTCTAGCCGTGGCGGTCGTTTCGACGCCTAGCTCGGCTTTCATCTGGTCGCGCAAAGCAATCAGGTCGGATAGCTTTTGGTATTGCGTCACGCTGTCGGCATATTCGACGCGAGTGACGCCCAAGGCTATCGCCTTCTCGATGGCTTCAAGTTGGGATTGGGTATACGCCATGCCGCCACGATAGGCGACATAGGTCAATCAAACTAGGGGCAGATACTTTACAGTATCGAAGATGAACGTCTTGAACGCTTGACGTTATGCACGGCTTGCCGAGTGAGCCCGACACGCTCGGCTATTTCCGATGAGGATAGGCCAGATTCGATGAGGCGGAATATCTCTTGATGGCGAGAAAGATGCTTGCGCTTGCCGATATAGACTTCGCCGCCATACTGTTGTCGCCATTCAATGATGCTTTTGCGCACATGCGGCATACAACCGATAGCCTGAGCGGATTCGAGCGCCGATTGAATCATGGCTTCCAGGTCATCAATCGGATCGGCCATGCTTATTTCTTGAAGAGATGCTGAATGCTTCTGTCGCCCTGAATGGCCTTGTCGAGGTTTCTGCCGAAATAGGTGGGCGCAAGACTGGTCAAGACTTGCTGGCCAATATCGACCACATCAATCCGTGGATTATACGGCGCGGCTGGTACATACCAGAAGATCGGGAACACGACGCTTTTGCCATCTGCGCCGACTTTCCGCTGCCAGATACCGGGCGGCAAGCCTTTGCCGTATTCGGTGATGGTGAAAAATCTCGTCTGGTTGATGCTTTGCTTTTTGGCTAGTCGCTTTTCAAACCGTGTGCGGCCTTTCTGATCCATGTTGGATTTATAGCCTTTGTCATTGAATGCTTGCAGATAGGATAGCAACTGCACCATGAACCCACGTTGCGGGTTGTCATAGGCATCCTTCGGGCAGTATTCGGTTTCAATGGCGTAATGGCCATCTGGCATCGCGCCGATTTTCTGCAAGCGATACTCAAACGGCTTCATTTCCCGCGTTGTGCCGCCGCCGTAGTGATGCTGAAATACCTTCTCCCATGCCCTGCTATGAACGGCATTGACGCCCGGAACCCGCTTGGCTACCCCACTAAACCGTTCCGGCATACCTTGCTGAATTAGCCCCACATAAGCCGAAAACTCCGTGCGTCCTACCCGTGTCGGCTGACCTTGATTGATGCTGGCATTCGAGACAATCTCGCGCAGTGCGCCGGTATCCTTGTATACGCGGATCGCTTTCGTGGTGAACGGAGTAGGCTTGTGGAACAGGCGATGCTCTTGGTCGAGTTCTTCCTTGACGGCAAACGCCAGATCATTGACGGTCAACCGAGCGGCATAGCTAAGTTGCCGGTTGATGAGTTCCGGGAATTCCTTGGCCCACGCCGAGAATTCCTCGGTGATGGTAATGGTGAAGGTCATAGGATGGCACTCGACTGTCTGCGTGTGGCCCGCATCGGCTGACGCACTGGCATTGCCGCTGGCATCGCTTCCACTGGGATGGCTGGCTTGGCGGCTGGCTGTTTTGGCCGGGTCGCCGCTACGTTCTGCGCCACGGCTTTCAATCGGACACCTGACGCTTTGAGCGCCTCAAGCGCGGCTTGCGCGTAGTTGAAGCAATCCAGCGCCTCGTTACGGACACCTTGCGGCTTCTTCCAGGTGACAACCGGGAAGCCGGCCTTGTTGGTGCCAGTGTGGCGCTTTTCGCTCACAAGCTGCACAAAGTAGGCATCCGGCAAATCAGCGGCAAATGACACGTAGCGCGGCCTGTCGGGGTTGCTAACGCCAAAGGCGGAACGCATCATATCTTTGCCGGTATCGACGCCAATTAGGTACAACTGCACACCGTTCGACAGCTTGCTCCTGCTGACCTTGTTCGGCCAAAGCGGATGACTGCCAGGACGGCCCTTAATGGGGAATACCTTGCGGTTAGCCCGTGACCGGCAGAATTCGTAGACTCGCTGAGTATGCGAGCCGCCTGAGTCGATACAGGCCGCACGGACTCTCAGCAATCGGCCCATGTCAGTCTGATATTGCGCTTGCAGGATGGCATCCAATTCCGTCCACACTGTTGCATCGCCGGGATTGCCCCATAGTTGCAGATGGTCTAATACCCGCGCCTGTTCCATGCCGGTCCAGCCGAGCAAGGTACATTCCAGTCGGTCGTCTTGAGTATCAATGCCAGCGGTTATCAACACGACATCATCCGGTATTGCGTTGATGTCCCACGATTCGCGTCGCGCCATCAGTGCGGCATGGTCTACGGTTTCGCCGCTACGATCTTCCCAGCACTCGCCCAGTTGCAGGTTGACAAAGGTTTTCATCGTTTCAGGATGATCCTTTTTGTCGAGGAATTCCTTTACGATGTCTGAAAACTTCTGCCATGGCGAGTAGAGCGCCGAAACATGGAATCCTGCTGTTCCCGTGAATTCTTCTTTTGCTCGCCACTCATGCTCTGCCAGCATCCGCATTTTATCCGCATCGGTATAGTATGCGCCACAGATAGTACATACCATTCGCGCCGATGTCGGATCGCGGTCGTCCCAGTGCATATTGCCGAATTTGAGCGTGTGGAATTCGCCACAATGCGGACATGGCAAGTAAAGGTATCGCTGATCGGATTTCTCGAAGGCTTTCCAGATGCGCGAACTGCCCTCAATCGTCGGGGTACTCGCCATGATGAATTTGCGATTGTGGAACGTCACGGAACGCTGCCGAGCCAGAAACAACGGGTCGCCTTCCGTGCCGGCTGATACCGGGTATCTATCAACTTCGTCAGCGAACACGATACGGATAGGCCGGCTTGCAAGCCCTGACGGCGCGTTACTGCCAATCATAGTGATATGCCCGCCTTTATAGCCTTTGTGGAGGACGGTGTTTCCGCTATTACGGCTCTTAGGGTCTGCAATTAAGCCTCGTAAAGCCGGAGTATCCCGAATCATCGGCGCTAGACGGTCCTTAGAGAAGGTTTCCGCCATTTCCGTGGTCGGCTGGATAACCAGAATTGGGCCAGGGTCCTGATGAATGTGGTAGCCGAGAACGGCCTTACTGATGAGTGAATTGTGCGTAGGAACCATGCGGTCCCCGGCCAAGTACAAGTGACTTTTGCTGTCTACTTGGATGCACTTAACGGGCACCGAATCGACCTCTGAAACGTTTACTATTCTGCGACGTAGCGTTTCTTGTGTCCGCCGTGATCCACCGTTCGGACCTAGAGAGTGGCGAGAAACCATTCTCTCAATCTTCCTTTGCATTCTAAATACAGGTGTATCAGAATAAACTAGAAATGAAAAACGAAATGCTGGTTTACCGTTTACTTTCTTTCCTTTGTATGTAGTTGTCGGTAATTTTTCTGCAACAGTAAATTTAATTCCTAGCGACGACAAAAGTTCGCCAAATCCTGCGGAAATCGCTTTTGATGTTGTCACAAACTCACATCTAGCAGTCCCCTTGCCAATATACCCGTCCGTGTCCATCAGCCCCTGAAGCAATGCCATTCTCTGTTTTTTTGATGATCTCAGATATATGGCTGGAATGTTTTTATTCCTCCATGCGCCGGCATCCCTTAATTGCTTTGAAAAATTAAGCGGCGATTTCGGCCTTTGTATTCCATATTTTCTGGATAGCTCGGAGTTTCTCAGGCATGTCTTGCATATTAGGCCGCTATGCTCATAAGCATACGTGTTTTCCTGTGTTAGGGCATGGCCACGCTTACAGAATCCGTCCAGCTTTTTGTCAATAAATATCTCTGTTCCGCTGCCATTTATTCTGGTTAACGCAACATGCCCAACTGCCTCAATTTGATTGACAAAATGACTTACATCATCGGCGTGACAGATAATCCTTGCGGATGTCTTGTATCCATCGCCAAGCCATGCGCCCAGCAGGTACGGGTCAACTGGAAGATCGGCGTCAGGCAAATCAAGTGCGCATTGCATGGGTACGGCATAACGATTACGTCGTTTGCCCATGCTGTACCAATGTTGGTTATCAAAAATATCCTGAGTCGTCAGAATTTCTTTGAACCTGTTATCGCCTTCGTGCTGGTCATATTCGACGTACCATTGATGCTGCGCGTCGGCAACAAGGGTTGCGCCGTCAGAGAATTCAACCTTGAAGCATTTGCGGTTGTGCATGACTTCGGTTGCATGTTGAACCGTGCATGGTAGGCCAAGCTCATCGAAAACCTTATCACCAACAACCAAGTCACCCATGGTTTTCCAACCGTGTGGCGTTGGTATTGGCGTGGATATATCTAGCGCCTTCCCGATTTGACTGGCCGTGCAAAACACGACTTCCTTGATAGACGGATCAGATACCGCATCCATCATTTCCTTCTGATACGGCGCACGGGATACCCGGAATTTACCCGGCTCGGATGAATCCTCGGGGCTTAGGTATAGCTCTGCATCAGCCCATTCCGATACGGACAGGTCCGGCGGCGGCTGGAATACGCTCCAGAATTGATTAGCGACACGATCAATCGGGTCAAGGTATGCCACTCTCGGCTAACTCCTGTAATGCCTCATGAATCAACAATTTGGCTTCCTGTTCGGCTTCCTGCAAGGTCGCAGCGCCGACTACCTTAACGGCCAGCCGCCCCGGTAGATTGAGTAGTTTCGAGCGGACATTACCCGCCATCGCTTCCCATCGAGCTTGCACCACTTCAGCCGGTATGACGTTTTTCCTTTTGATTTCCTCTTCCAGCGCCGATATGTTGGCCTGATGAAAGGTGAGCCTTGCCCTCTCAGCGTTGAAATCATAGGATTCCCCGTTGCTTGCTACGCCCAGTTGCTTGATAACTCGATTGCGTAGCCATTCGCCGGTTTTGTCGCAGGGGAAACGGCCTTGCGCATTCTTTGGCGGTGGATCGCCCTCATCCGCCATGGCATAGATGCGCCTGACGGATACACCAACCAGTTCGGCTAGTTGAGGAGTTGTGATGGCATCAGCGGCCATAGGTTTTGTTGATTCGGTCTTCTGCTGTCTGGCAGTACACGCAACGGGTAGCCGTAGGCTCGGCCTTGAGTCGCGCCGGTTCGATGGCTTCGTGGCAATCCTGACAGTACGGACTCGCCCGCATCACATGCTTCCTTCGATGCGCGGCCCGGTATTGCTCCAGCCACTCGGCTTGCGCTTGGGCCTTATCAGCGGCATCCATCAAGCGCCCTTTCTTGCAGTTCTTTACCCATCCGCTCAATGATGTCAGCAGCCGTTAGCCTAGCGTCACGTATCTGATCTTCATTCCATCCGTATGGGTTTCTGAGTACGTGCAGGACGTGGTTTATTTCCTGTGTGA